GGACACGTCCCCCTCCGTGATGCTCTTAACGGCGGTGGAAAAGTCCAGGCCCTCAATTTCCAGCCCCCCGGCGGCCAGCTTGTCATGCAGAAAGTTCCCGGCCACCATGTCCGCCAGTGTGTAGCGGAGGCCGTCCGGCAGCGTCTTGTGGTTGATGTCCGCCAGCAGCTCCGCCTCACACTTTGCGATCATGTACTCCAGGCCCGGCTTGTCCTCATCCGTGGCGGTGTAGCCCAGCATGGCCATCCGGGCCACAACGGCCTCATACACGTCCACGGCGGCCACCTTAGCCCTTGGACTGGATGCGGGCGATGGGGATAACCTTGTCAGCGATATAGGAGCGCTCCGCCTCCGTGGCCTCCCCAGAGTGTACCAGGTCCCAGTTTTCGCCGTTGGACAGCTCCGCATCCGTGGGGGAGAGGGAGGCCTGGACCTTTTTCTCATAGGAGATGCCCTTGGGGGCAAAGACCTTGCGCTGGCGGGTGTAGAGGGTGTCCTGGCCGCCGTTCTTGGCAGGGTCACGGCTCATCTCATAGGGCACCTTGGCACCGATGTCCTCAAAGCTGATAGCACCCTCACCCAGCACATAGCTGGTGTAGACGGTGCCGTCCTCAGTCTCCTCCGTGGGCATCCCGTCATCCACGATCACCAGCTTGCCGTTCCAAGTGTAAAGCTCCAGGTCACGGGTCACGCCGTCCTTGTCGGTGTACTTGAGATGGGCAATCAGGTTGAGGTTTTCCAGGTTGGTGGCGGGAACGGAGTGCATAAAGATCATGGAAAACTTTTTCTTGTGGTCCCCACAGGCCTTGGTGGTGGCGCTGTTGAGGGTGGTGACCTCCATGGGGCCGTCCACCGTGTAGGTGTGCTTGGCCACAAACTCAGCGCCCTTGGTGCTGGTCATGGCAAACACGCCCTTGAGAACGGCCAGGATGGTGTCCTGGTCGATGTCCTGCCAGTATTCCACCACCTGAGCCGCCACATTGTCCATGAAGTCAATGCCGCCGGTGATGTCGTGGGAAAAGTCCTTTTCCACCCACGCCTTGGCACGGCCTACCACCACAACACCCTGCTCAAAGGTCTTGGTGCTGGTGGCGGTGATGTCGGTCTGGCCGTCATAGTTCACGGCATCGCCGTCCAGCAGCCCACGCATGGCCAGCCGGGCATAGCCGGTGCCGTCCTGGGTGGTAAACACCGCCCGGATGTCCGGGTTTCCGGCCAGCACCTTGGACTTGCGCATCTCATTGAGACGGGTGCGGGGGATGCGGTCAGCCCGGTACTTGAAAGCCTGGGGGTTAAAGCTCTTTGCGTCAAACTTAGCCATTGTTCATCTTCCTTTCTGTTACTTATCGGTTTTGCTCTTGCGGGTGCTCTTGGGTTTTTTGGTGCCCTCCGTGGCCGTCTGGGCGGCCTCCTGGGGCTCCTCAGCAGCGGGAGGGGTAGATGTACCCCCGGCGGCCTCAGCGCCGTCCTGGGGCTCCTCAGCGGGCTCCGTGGCCGCCTTAATGGCTCCCGTGCTTTCCGCCAGCCGGGCCAGCACCTCCTTGGTGACGGCCTCACCCAGCTCATCCAGCTTGATGCGGGCCAGCACCTCCTTGGTGATCGCCTCCGCCAGCTCATCCGTGTTGATGTTGCCGCCAGAGGGGGCGGGCACGTTCTCTGCCATGTACTGCACAATGCCCTCCTGGGTGCGGGGCAGATCAGCGGCGGGGCAGCCGGTCAAACGGCTGGCCAGGTTGCGCAATGCCTCCTCAAAGGACACGCTCTTGGGCTTTACGATATTTCTACTCATTGTTGCACCTCTCAGTCATCCAGCTTGGCATCCGGGTTGGCGGCCAAATATGCAGACAGCTCCTCATAGGACATCTCGGAGGGCTTTTTGCTGCCGCCGGGCTTTCCGCCGCTGTCTCCACCCTCGCCGGGTTTCCAGCCCTCACGGGTCACAGCGCCAAAGAGAAAGTCCGTGGAGGTGTCCTTTTTCAGTGCCTCAATACGGGCAGCCAGGGTGACGCTCTCCCCGGAGACTTTGGCCGTGACCTTGCCATCCACGATCTTGGCATCCTTGAGAAAGTCAGCCAGCACGGCCTTGGCGGCGGTGTTGTTCTTGGCCCCGGCAGCGGTGAGCTCCGCATCCACGGCGGCCATGAGCTTGACAGCGGCCAGCTCTTTCTCATAGTTGGCCTTGTCCGTCTTGGCCTGTTCCTCCAGGGCCTCAATTTTCTTGGTCAGCTCCTCGCTGGCCCCGGCGGACTTCTTCAGCTCCGCAAGCTGAGCGGCGTGGGTCTTGACCTGCTCCTCCAGCGTGCCCACCTTGGCCTCAGCCTCCTTGAGCTTGCCGCTGGTGGTGTTGAAGTCCGTGCGGGAGACAAAGCCCTTGCCGATCTCCTGAGACACGGCGGTGTCGATTTCGGGGGTGTACGCATCCCCCAAGATAGTTTTGAGCCATTCCAGCATCGTTTTTTACCTCCTTAGTCATTTCTGCTGTCCTTTTTGTCCGGCCAGTCCCGGTATTGCAGAGCCCATTTTGTAGTCCGCCAGGCCAAGCGGTAATGGTATGAAAAAAGCACCGTGCATTTTCAGCACGATGCTCTAATCATCTATGGGGTTTAATACAGCACATCGGGGTCCGGCTCCTCATCCTCCAGCTTGCACCAAAGGGTGCGGATGTTGTCCCTGGGCTTGGTGCGTTCTACGCTTTTCTTGAGCACGGAAAGCAGCCGCTCCGCCGTGTAGTAGTCATCTATCTGGCCGTAAGCGTCACCGTTTGCGTCCAGATAGACCAGAGCGTCACCGGGCTCCTCGCAGACAAAGCGGCCTCCCAGCTTTTCCGTGTAGACGGCGGCGGCCTCCTGGAGCTCCTTGTTGGCCATAAATTCAGAATATGTCATCAGATCACCCCGTTCAAAAGTTTTTCAAACTCCGCCAGAGCGGTGGGAAAGTATTGTTGCATCAAAGCGTATTTGTCCGCACTAAATTGGGCCTCATACATATGGGCAAAGGCCTCTTTTTCCACGGCTCCAGGCAGTTTCCAATAGCGCTTATTCCAATGGCCATAACTGCCCACGCATTTGTTGCCAGACATCCCGCCGAACAGGTCAGATATAGCATTGTAGAGCGGGCCCTGGATTTCCTTGGACACTACCAGATAGGCCTCCGTCTTTTTGATGCTATGCTGTTTCATGGCCGCCTTGATATAGGCAGCATAGTCACTCCGCAGAGCGGCCCCAAAGCCAGGGGTGGCCACGGATGTGTAGCCAGACCCAGCACAGGAAAGAAAGTCAATATAATGGCCGTGTTCGTGAAAGAACGTGGTGCCCAGGCCTCTTGGGTTGATGGCATCCTCCGCAAAATTCATATTGACCTTTTGAGTAACGGCGTTGAAGTGTGCGCCCTTGGTGTATGCGCCATCTGCCACAGAGCCAGAGGTCACATACTTGGAGAAAGCGCTTTGTGCGGCGGGTGTACCGGTGGCAAAGCGTTGTTCCAGCCCGTCTTGGTAGCTCTTGGTCATGTTGGGCATACCTTGGACGGCTCCAGAAAAATGCTGCTGGGCTGGTGCTATTGTACCACCGGCAGAGCCGGATGGCAACGGGCCTTGCACAAACTGCTGCCGCCAGTCCTCAAAGCTCATGTCAGCGGGGACTTTGTGGGTGGTGCCGTCTGGGTTGCGGGTCCACCGCTCACCCAGCTTGGCCATGTCCTCATAATAGGGACAGGTGCAGCACCGGCACCACGGATGGAATGGGGGAGCCGTGAGGCCCACCTGGTAGTCCGACATTTTGAACACTTTGCCGTCAAAAGCCCCGCACAGCTCACAGGTGTCTTGGTCAAAGGAGGCCACGATCTTATAACGCTCCACACCCAGCTCACCATAGCAGTCCTTTTGGGCGGCGCTGGAGAAATAGGCGCTTTCTGTCATTATCAGACGGCCAGCCTTGCCCTTTGAGACTTTGAATTGATGGGCGATAGCGTCAATGGCCCGATCAGGAGCCTCACCCCGTATAATCATCTGAGTGAGCTGGGTGTTGACGCTGTTCACAAGGTCCCGCTTGTTGGTCCAGCAGCGGTCCCGGAATGTCTGGCCGTCCACCGTCCATGGCCGGGAAAGCACTTTATTGATGGTGGCCTCATTGATGGAGTGCATGGTCCAGCCCACGCCAAGGCCCCGCTGGACCTCAAAAGCCGTGTGGTAGTAGCTGCCCACGTACATCTGCCGGGCGGCGGCATCCACAAAGTCAAGTTGATTGGCATACAGGGCCTCAGCCTGTTGCTGGATTTGCAGCTTTAGAGCCTCCAGCCGGGAAATATGCACCTTTGCGCTGGCGTTCTCAAGCTGCTTTATCCAGGCACCATCAAGAGCATTTTGCTGGCCATAGGAGATATACTGCCCCACCGTCCAGCGAAACTCCTCCAGCTCCCCGCTGTTGAGGAGCCGCTTGGCATCCGCCAGGGTGATCTCATTGTTGGCGGCAAAGCGCTGATACCATGCGGCGATCTGCTTTTCAACCTCCGCTTGAGCAGCGGCAAATTGGGCCTCCATGTTTTCCACGTAGGAAAAAGACTGATCTTGCAGGGCCTCCGTCATGTTTCTCATGCGCTGGGCCCAATAATCAGCGTTACTCTGTCTGGCCATCGTCCTCACCGTCCTTTACGGGCGGGTCCTGCTGGCCTGAGCCGCCGGGCTTATTTCCACCGCCCCGGTTGGCCTCAAAAGCGGCCCGGTAGGGGTCAGCGGCGGCCTCCTCCTCTTTTTCGTCCTTGATGCGCTGGAGCTCCTGCTCCGGGTCACTGACCCAGGGGTGCATCTTCACGATTGTCTCATTGGAGAGGATGCCCACGGAGTTGCGGCAGTTGGTGATGGCCTCCGTTTCATTGATGAGCACGTCCCGGTCAAAGATCACCTTGACCTCCGTACCCTCAAAGCTGCCCTTGCCAGTGTTGGCCAGGTGCCGATTGACAAACCAAAGCAGCTCCTCCATGGAGGCTTGAAACTCCATTTCAATGCCGTTGGCATCCAGGTCAATGTCAGAGTACATGGATTGAATATTCATCTGATTAGGGTTGCCACCCATGCGCTCATCCTTAGCGTCATAGCCCCTGGCGTTTTCGATGATGGCATCTTTGAGCAGCGCCAGCAGCACCTTGTAGTTTTCGGCGTTCACCTCCAGGGTCAGCGCTTGCACGCCACCCTCACAGCCCTCAAAGGAGCGGACCTTGATGACCCCATAGGTGGCCAGGTTTTTGCGAAACGTGCCAAGGTTCTCCCCCTCATAGTTCTTGATGACCAAAATGGTGGTGTGGATGTCCTCCTCCATCTGATTGGCGAAGTTGGAAAGCACGTCATTGTAGGCATCCTGGAGGCACTTGACACGGGAGAGGAGGGGCAGCTCATGGTGGGAGGACTTAAAGCAGATCAGCGGGATGCGCTCCCAGTTGTAGGAGGTCACCTTGCCGGTAGCCTTGTCCACCTCCGTGATGTACGGGCCGGAATGGGCATCCACATCCGGCTCCAGCGTACCGTCATCCTTGCGGATAAAGCAGTCCACGCCCCCGCCGTGCATGACCTCCACCTTTGTCACCAGCTTAACTTGCTCAGTCGCATCATACTCCTGCACACCGTAGACGTGGACGGCGGCATCCAGGATGGTGTGGTCAGCGTCCGCCCAAAAGGGCAAGACCTCATCCGCCGGGAAACGCTTAAAAGCCAGCTCTCCGCCCTCATAGTAGGGGTAGAGCCAGGCCTTGCCGCCTATCCAAGCCCCCTCACCAACATTGTGCAGACAGCGGCGAAAACGGGCCCCCAGAACAGTGGCCAGGGCCTCCGCATAGGCTTTATTCTCCGTGTCAAAAGAAAAGGAGCGGCCAAAAGAGTAATTGGTCTTTTGGTCCACCATCTTGGAATACTGATTATTGACCAAGCGGTTATTGGGCAGGTGCTCCAGCACAATGGGCTTGCCGTCATCATCCAGCGCAATGCGCTTGCGGTGAGCCGCTGCCTGGTCCCCGTCATAGTAGGCCTCACCCATGATCTGGCGCTTGCGCTCCTTGGAGGTCAGCCATGCGGTAATCTCCAGCTCCAAAAAACGCTTGTCTGTCATGCCCCGGCCAAAGTTGGTGCCAGTTCTAAAAATGCAGTCATCTCTCAAATTCAGTGTTACCACAGCTTTTCACCCCGCTAAAAACTGATAAGGGCCGGAGCCCATGCTTTGTTAGTGAAATAGCGCACATCATCCATGGCGTGGTCATTTTCCTTGATAGGCCTGTCACCGCCGATGGCTTTCTCATCCCAGCGATAGAGGCCAAACTCCCGGATGCAGTCAGCGCACCCGTCACAGATCAGGAGGTCACCAGCCTTGAGGTGGGTGGCCACGTTGCGGATGCCATCCACCACAGCGTTGGAGGCCTTGATCTCAAAAAAGCGCCCGTGCCGCCGGATAGTCTCCAGGAAAGAGGCGGCAGATGGGTCCACGATCACCCCGGAGATATTCAGATCACCGGCCAGCTTTTCAAGCTCCGCATAGTATTCCTCATCCGTGCGCTGGCGGCCCTCTTTCTTGCTGTCATAGTAATACTCCCGCACCCTGTACCATTTGCCCTCGCAGCGGCCCCACAAGCCCATGCTGGTGGGGTTTCTGGTGCCGTAGTCGATGGAGATGTAATACTTGTCATAGGGCCGGAGGACAGAGGGAACAATGTGAAAGTCTTTGTTGAACATGGTATAAACCAGGCCCTCAGCCACCACCCAAAGCCCCAGGATGTAGCGCTGATAGAACACCCCGGAGTATTGATTTTCATACCGTGCCTTGGTGCGTGCGGAGAGGCTGAGGTTGTCATCCATGGTGAAATGCAGATGGAGCATCTTGCGCTTTCTGGCCTTGAGCACCCAGCCCTGATAAAACCAATGGGAGGGGCCCTCCGGGTTGCAATTAAACCAAAACTTTGACCCCTCCACGGAGCACCGGCTGGTGGCCTGATTGACAAAGCTCTCTGGCATCAAGGCCACCTCATCCAGCAGGATGCCAGCCAGGGTGATGCCTTGAATGAGGGCGGCGCTGCTCTCATCCTTGCCGCCGAACAAGTAAAAATTGTTACTCCGCCCGGCGGCGCTCACCACAATCTTGTTTTCGGTGCGGTGCTCTTTGAACGAAAACACCCCAGCCAGCCAGGTGGACAGGTTGGAGGTCACGTTGCGGCGCAAGCTCTCAATGGTCTTGCCGCATAGGGCAAAGTTCTGGCCTGTAAAGCGGCTCATGGCCCACATGATAAAGCCCACCGTCATGGCCACCGTCTTGCCTGAGCGGATAGAGCCATCACAGATAATGCCGTCATAGACCTCAAAGCCCGGCCTATTCCACCACGTCATCGCCAGGTTCTGCCGGGGGCTCAATTTCTGGTATTGCATCCGTGTCTATTTCCTCCCGTGTACTCTGGTCAATGACCTCAAAGATGTTGTTGTCCTCCTGGGCAGCGGCTCCGTTACCAGTGGCGAATATGCCAAGGTGCTTGCCCAGCAGCTCCAGCGCCCGCACCTTGTCATGCAGCTTGATCTCAATGCCGGTCTGGCTGTACTTGATACCGGCAATGGCCGGGAGCTTTTCCTTTGACACATCGCTGGTGGCTTTGACATCCAGGAGCCCGGCCCCGGTTACGGTCACAAAGTCAGTCCCGTTGGCAAAGGCGATGGCGGCCAGCTCTTGCAGCACTTTCTCCTGGGAAATTTCCAGCTTGTTACTTAGTTGCGTTTGACGTTCCGCAACAGCCGCCATAATCTGAGGTTTTCTTAGGTTTTCGTAGCCGATGACCTCCGCCGTTTTTGCGCTATATCCAGCCCGGATGGCAGCTTGGGTGGCATTGAGGTCCACCAGGTACTCAGACACAAACCGCTTTTGCTTTTCAGTTAGCTTTGCCACGCTCACCACCCCAAAACATGATAAAACCGCCCGAAAAGGCGGCAAAAAGGAACAAAAGGACGGCGGCAAGGGTCTGGGTTTCAGTCTCCGTCACCTTGCCGCCGCTAACCAAGGAGGTGTTGCTCATCTATGGGCACCACCCGCAGGTTACATAGTAACACACTTTGTACCGAACAAAACGAACAAGTTTCGCCTGTTCCAATGTTTCAGTGTTTTTCTATGTACCGATTGCACGCCACTCTCACACTGTCAGCGGTATTTCCTCCGCCTATACAGGCCGCCACCTGGAGCCACGGCAGCCCATTCACAAAGCGATAGGTGAATATCTGCCGGAGGAGGCTGTCATCAATACCGGCGATGTAGCGCTCCAGACGGCTCCGCTCATAGAGGCATTGTTGGTGCTTGGCCTCAATGATGCCCCGCAGATCAGCGATCTCCGCCGCATAGCGCCCCACCACGTCCTGCACACCAGAGCCGTGGGGCATCCCGGTAATGACCTGGGCACCCGGTAGGGCCTTGATCTCCAGCTCCCGGAGGCGCTGCTGGTCCATTTCAATTTCCCGGTTGAGATAGTAAAGCTGGGAAAGCTCTTTCAAGGTCACTGGTCAGCCGCCTCCTCCTTTTCTTCACCTACCCAGACGGGCTTACAGTTGCCCTCGCCAAAGGCACACTTGACGGTACACACCCGGCAAGGGTCACCGCCGGCCATGACATAGTGTAAATCCGCCAGGGCCTTGCGCAGCATGGCCTCCGATTTCTCCAGCTTGGCCTCAGCGATGCGGGCCCGGTTCTGGGCGCACCCACAGGCCTCCAAGGCTTGCTGGACATTGGGCTCCTCAGCCTCAAGCTGTTCCACCCGGTCAGACAGGGCCAGGATGGTGTCATGGTCCGCTCTATGCTGGATAGTCAGCCGGGCATTTTCCCGGATAAGCTCATCCAAGTAAATCTGGTCACCGTTCAAAATCGCCACAGGGTTGCTCATCGTTCCATTTCCTCCTTGACTTTTTTAATTCTTGCTTTGAGGGCCCGCATGACTGCCTCATGGGTGTCCGCACGGTCCCGGATAGTTGCCATGACATCCTCATCCACGCAGCCCTGCACTACCAGGTAGTGGATGAAAACCTTGTCATAGGGGGAGCCCTGCCGCCACAAGCGGCAATTCCCTTGGTCATTCAGCTCAAAGGACCAGTTGAGGCCGTACCACACTACATGACGGCCACCAGCCTGGAGGTTTAGCCCGTAGGCACAAGAGGCCGGATGCACCAGCAGCACGTCCACCTCTCCATTGTTCCAGGCATCCTCATCCTCCACGCCTTTGTAGACCCGCACCCTCAGCTTGGTCTTGGCCAGGCGCTCCAAGATGCGGTCCCGGTCATGCTGATAGCCGTAGAATGTCAGGGCGGGCTCTCCGTCAAGACGCTCCAGCAGCTCCATGTAGGCCTCCAGCTTGCAGTCATGCACCGGCACGATCTGGCCCTCGCTGCCATAGACAGCCCCGTTGCAGAATTGCAGAAGTTTCCCGGTGAGGACCCCGGCGGTGCCAGCGGTGATGATGTTCTCATCAATCTCCAGCAACAAGTCACGCTCAAATTTCTCATAGGCCTTTTTGGCCTTGCTGTCCAGCATGATGGGGATTTCGTGGGAGATGTTCTCCGGCAGTTGCAAATAGTCCTCCGCTTTCATGCTGATACAAATATCAGAAATAGCCGCCAGCACGGAGCTCTCTGCACCGTCCTTGGCCTTATAACTGAAAATCTGGGTGCGGCTCCGCTGGTCCGGGTCAAAATACTGGTCACGGTAGGACCCCAGTGTGGGCCCCAGGCGTGCCCCGCCGTCCAAGAGATACACCTGGGCCCATAGATCAATGAGCCCCTTGGAGGACGGTGTGCCGGTCAACAGGACCATCTTTTTGGCAAAACGCCGCACCCGTTTCATGGCCTTAAAGCGCTTGCTCCTGGAGTTCTTAAAGCTGGTGCTCTCATCCAGGACCACCATGTCAAAGGGCCAGGCTTGCTTATAGTAGTCCACCAGCCACTCCACATTTTCCCGGTTGATGATATACACGTCCGCCGGGGTGTTGAGGGCCTTGATGCGTTTGGTGCTGCTGCCCAGCACCGTGGAGATGCGGAGGTGCTGGAGGTGGTCCCACTTGGCGGCCTCTTTGCTCCAGGTAGCCTCCGCCACCTTTTTGGGGGCCACCACCAGCGCCTTGCCTACCTGCCAGCGGAAATACTTGAGAATGTTGATGGCCGTGAGGGTGATGACGGTCTTGCCCAGGCCCGGCCGGAGGAACAGCCCCACGGCGGGGTCCTCCACCACCCGCTGGATGCAATAGGCCTGATACTCATGGGGTATGTACTTCACCGCCCGGCCTCCATTTCCAGGATAAAGGCATCCACGCCCGCCTTGGTGTCAACCATGCGGACCTCAAAGCCCAAAGCGCCGATCATCCCGCAGACGTACTCTTGCAGGGCCCGCAGCTTTTTGGCGGGTGCCTTAGTCTCCACAAAGGCGATTTTTCCGCCCGGCATCAAGATCACCCGGTCCGGCACCCCACTCAATCCGGGGCTCACAAATTTCAGCGCCATGCCTCCCAGTCTTTTCTTGACCTGTTCACGCAAATAGCGCTCCACTTCTTTTTCCTGCATCTTGACCTCCTCCTTTTTCCGCTTGTAACATTTAACATTTTTCCTATACTTTTATGCGTATTAGGCGGATTAGGCGGTTTATATACTCTCTAAATCCTCTAATTTATAGTTAATAAAAAATAAATGTTACAATGTTACAAAATGCTTAAAAGCCTTGCGCCGCAACGGTTTCAACCGTAACATTTGGCGTAACATTCACCGTAACAAGTTACAAAATGGATGTAACATTTAGGGGCCCAATGTTACACCAATGTTACACTGAATGTTACACGGTTCTGGTATAGCCCCTTTGCACTCCGCAATAGCCAAAGCGCATGGTTTTCTCCGCTTTCCGCCAGCCCTCACAGGCCTCCAGGATGCCGTTGATCTCCGCCGTGTCAATGTAGCGGATGTCCTTTTGCTTGCCGTCCAGGGCCTCACACCACACCTCTAAAGCGCATACCTTGTCACGGTCCACCAGCTTGAGATCACCCTGCACAGCACCCGCCCAGTACATCCGGCGGCGGTCCAGCGGCCACTTGGCCCAGTCGCTTGGCACCTGCTTTGCAATGAAGTCCAGGACGATGCCCTCACGGGTGCTGACTTCCCGGTGCTCCTCCTGCTTGGCCTTGGCAGCCTCCTCCAGTTCACCCCGCAGGTATAGGGGCTCACCCAGCCGCCAGCGGATCACGGCCTCCGCCCATATCTGGTCTATCTCTCCCGCCAGATCAGCCCACACACTTTTGGTCACGGGCTCCACGCCCACGTCCACCGGCCAAAAGCGCCGGTTGCCGGTCCTGTCCTGCAAAAAGTCCTTTGTGTTGGTGGTGCCGAAAAAGACACAGCACCGGGGCAGCTCCTTGACGTGGCGGCCATAGGCGGCTCGAAAGCGGTCCGTGCGTAAACTCAAAAACTGCTTGATGCGGGCCACGTCCGTGCGCCGGAAAGCGTCCAGCTCCGATATTTCTACCAGCCACACCCCCTGCAAGAGCTCAGAGGCCTCCTTGCCCTCAAAGGTGCGGATGCCATCGTTAAACCAGCCCTTGCTCATCTTATCCAGCAGGGTGCTCTTGCCAAGGCCCTGGGGGCCGCTCAGGATGAGCATATTGTCAAACTTACTGCCGGGCACCATGGCACGGGTCACGGCGGCGGTGAACGCCTTGCGGGTCACCGCTCTGGTGTATGGGGTATCAGCGGCCCCCAGGTAGTCAATAAAGAGGGTGTCAAGCCGGGGCACGCCGTCCCATTGGACGGTGCCTAAAAAGTCCTGTATCTCATTGAAAGCGTGGGCAGTGGAGTGTAGGGAGAGGGCGCTGTCCACCTTGCCGTTGCTGGAGATGTTATAGATTTTCTCCATATAGTAGTAGAGCCCGGCGTTGTCATTGTCATCCCATAGGCGGCGCACCTTGCGGGGGTCCCAGGGCAGCGGCCCCAGGACCTCACCACGGCCCGCAAAACGGTTGAGGGCAAACTTGCCTTTGAGCAGGGGGTCATGCTCCAGGATAATCCACACGTTGGAGATGGTGGCTTTGGGGAGGCCTGTCTGGGAGTTCTTCTCCAGTAGGGCCATCCAGTTGGCCGGGTCCTCATCGTTGGTGGGGCCTATGCCCTCAAAGTCCTGCACGGCCTCCTGGTAGCGCTCCTGGCTCATCAGGGCAGCCACGCCCACATCCTGCACGGCAAGCTCACACATGGCCCGATAGGAGGGGAGCCTGTTGGTGGGGGTCCCCGGCTGGGCCTCATCGTCCATGTCACCAAAGCGGTGGAGGCGGACCAGATCAAAGGCATTGACCAGCCGCCCGCTGCACGGGTCAGTGGCGTGGTGGCTATACAAAAATTTGCCGTCATCGTAGATCACAGCGCCGCCGGTGGTGGAGCCGCCAAGATAGGTGTATCTGCCGGGCATACTGTCCACGGGCTCATACATTCCGGGGATGAGCTCCGACATGGCCCGGTACACGTCATAGGTGCGGCAGAAAGCGCCCACCACACCGGTCTTGGCATCCGGGTCACCCTGCTTGACGGCCAGCTTGGGGAGGCTCACAGCGCCCGGCACCTGGGGCCACAGGTTGCAGTCCCGCCAGTCCTCATACCGGGCCAAGAGGCCGTTGGCGGAGAGGAGGGGCTTGTCCTGCCAAGTGTAGATGTATTGGCTGTCAGAACAGCATGAGGGCCAGTACATGAGCCGGGAGACTTCAAAGGTGGTGGGGTCCATCAGGTCCAGGCCTATGTATTCCGCCATCTTGCGGGCCAGGGGCTCATATTCGTCCGCTGACACGGTGCGGTCAAGGGGCAGCAGGACCCGGAGCCGGGGAGCGGCTGGGCTATGTTTCCGGGTGGAATAGATGCAATAGCCGCAGCCCAAGCCCTCCACACGGCGGAGCACGTCCTCCGTGCCCCCGGCGGGGATGTTGTCCAGGTCCAGGGTGATGACATCCCGCCCGGTGACGGCGTTGGCCTTGCGGCGGGGGCCGGATAGTGTACCGGCCATAAAGCCGCCCACGTCCTTGAGGTCATCCTGCTGGGCCTTTTTCATGCTGAGGTATTCCGCCAGCG